GTGCGCTGGATCTCCTTAGCCCTGGCACGCATCCAGAAGTGAGAACGGCCATACATTTTCCCTATGAGGCGAGAGGACAGACAGCCGGGCAGACTCAGCGCCCAGCGGATGAGCTCGACGTGTCGACGGAAGGCGAAGTTATCCGTGCAGGCCAGCGCATCCATGAACCCCTTGAGCATGACGCCGACATGATCGCGTGAGATAAACGCATCGACCTCTTCGCGTCTGCCGATGTCCGTAGGGTTGAACGCCCAGTCAGGATGATTGGCGTCGATGTTGAAGACGTGCCGAGGTTGCGCCATCTCAGCGTAAGGCAGCACGCCGTTCTCGCGCATCTTCTCCTGGACTTTCTTCGGCTGGGCAAAGAACCAAGCATCAAACGACTTGGCCTCCTTGGTCGGAGCCGTCAGGTCGTTGAGCCTAGCGCGTGTCACGCGTCACAGCGTCAACTATCTTGACTGCGGGGCAAGTGGCAAAGGTTGTGCCAGTATCCGTCCATGTCGAACCGTAGCATCGCCTTACGGGTGAAGCGATAGGTCAGGGATGAGTACTTGCCCGAGTAGTCCAGGCTATGCTCGACGATGTCCTTGAGTTCCGCTGACGTCATCTTGGCCGGCCATGTGCTGATCACTTCCCTCAGCTCCATGTCTTTCCTTTCCTTGACTGCCTTGGCTGCCTCGGTGGCCTGTTGCCGGATATGCTCCATCCTCTCAGGCTGATCCCTCCAGGCTTTCTGGCGGTACCGGGTCAAAGCGAGCTTACGGAGAACCCAACCTCTCCGCGCGGTGGTACGGTTCGGTTTGGTCATCGCGTTAGACTTGCCTCCTCGCCAGAGACTCGGTCGAACCCCGAGCGTAAGCGACAAGGGGTGAGACTAGAGTCACCCTTATCCGTAGGATATGGGACGGAAGTTGAGTCGGAAGTTGAGAAGGGATTTGACATTGGGCTGAAGGTGGGGGTCAGGGTGTTGACCCTCAGTTGACCTTAAAACGCCTTGGCGACCCCTTAGCGGGGCTGGAATGGGCATCCCTTGGGGCGTTGTCGGGTAGGCTTTCGGATGGGGGCTGGCTGTATTCCCAGCGGATGACCCCCTTCTCGGCGGCGTGGCGGATGTAAATCTCGCCCTTGAACTGGTTGGCATGGTCCTTGAGGCCGGCCCGACCACGGCGCTTGGTCAGGCCGAACTTGTAGATCGGCTCCTCGCCCTGGCATCGGAAGAGCACGGCGACCTCGCGGAACCAGTTCGTGAACTCGGAGGAGCCTAGGCCCGCGTAGGCCAGGTCGGCGACGGTGTGGCCTTCCTTGTCGGAGGCGGCCTTGGGCTTCCCGGTGTGGTGCATGGCCACGAGGACGGCGCCAGTCTCGAGGAGGATAGGGGCGAGGTCATGGCGCAGGAACTTGGATGCCTGCTCCTGATCGGAGACGTCGATGCCGGCGAAGGACAGGAGAGGGTCGACGAAGACGATGTCGGCCTTGTGCTCGATGATGAGGTCACGCAGGGCCGAGGTGAAGGTCGTGCCGGTGCTCACGGTGTCGCGGAAGATGGCGAGGTGTTCGCGCAGCTGAGAGCGTTCGTCGCTGTCAAGGTATGCCCCGGCGATGACGTCCTGCAATGCCTCGGAGATGTCCCCCGCGTCATTCTCAGCCTGGAGCACGATGGCCCGAAGTGGCTTGGCAGGCTTGATGCCGAAGAAGTCCTTGCCGATGCACCAATGGACGGCGGCCTGCATCATCAGGGACGACTTGCCCGTGCCGGACTGTCCGACGATCAGGAGCGAGCCGCCCTTGCAGAGCCAGCGGTGGTTGCCAAGGATGCAGGAGGGGTCTTCCTTACGCTCGAAGGATAGCAGGGCGTCGAAGTCCATGCGCTGCGGGCCGTGCTTTGCTTTCCGCCCCTTGCGCGTCTCGGCGATGGTGGCATAATGGTCGAGCAGGGTGTCGGGGTCGGTGGCCTGTTCCGCGGCGACCAGGGCACGGCGGAGGATGGCCGCATCCGCGATCATGTCGGCGTGCTCCAAGCGGAAGGTGGCTTGGCCTGCGTCGCTGACGAGGAGCGAGACGGTGGCTTCGGTCACCGGGCTGTTAACCTGGCGTAGGCGCTGGCTTACTGTCAGCTCGTCGGGTGTGACTCCGTCCACGGCCAGCGAGAGCATGGCGGCGGCGATGTCCTGGTGGGCTGGCTCGAAAAAGTCAGAGGGCTGGAGGTCGCCCGGTAGTTGGGCGGCTTCGCGTAGGAGGACGCCGAGGAGGTGGCGTTCCGCGGCGACGTTATTCGGCGGGATCATGGAAGAGAGGGTTTGGGGTTTGTGGGCGTGGGTGCCCGTGGTCAAGATGCTTTGCGTAGGATGCGGTCGAGGTCGGACTTGCGATAGTGCGGGACCGGGCGAGGGGTGCGGAAGATGCGCACAGGGATCAGGGCGGCGTCGATGCGGTATTGGATGCCGCGGACGGTGCGTCGGTGCTTGCGGGCGTAGTCTGAAAGGTTGACCCATCCGGCGGGCGCCTTGAAGGCTTCAAGGGCGAGGGCGGCTTGGTGCGCCTGTGCCCAGGTCTTGAACCGAGGGCTCAGCTTGTACGCCAATCGGCTGCGGGTGATGCGTCGCTCTTGGGCGAAGCCGGCCTTGACGATGCGGGCGATAGGCAGGGCGACTCCTGCCCGGGTCCGATAACCTAGGAGGCGGGTGACCTCGACGGTCTTGAGCCAGCCTTCGGGGGCGTCTTTGGGTTCGCTGACCAGGGCGGCGACGAGGGCGTGGGCGTCGAAGCGCTTCATCGGGCCTTCGGGGTGAAGACCTTGAGGTCGGTGGTCCAGACCCAGCGGGAGCCGACGCGGTGGACGAGCCAGACCTTCCAGTCTTTGCCGTCGACCCAGCCGGCGGCGAAGCCTGAGCCCCAGCGGGAGGTGGCTAGGCGGTGCGACGCGTAGGCCATGGCGTCCTTCTGGCAGAGACAGCCGGCGGAGAACGCGGCGCCTCCTTCGGCCTTGGTCAAGTTAACCTGAGCGAGCGTGTGCGTGTGTCCGTGGATCAGGGCGCCTCCGCGGTCGGCGTAGTGCTTGCCCTGTTCGGCGGTGGCGTTCAGGCCGTGGGCGTAACCGTGAATGAAGGCCACTTGGCCGAGACGATAGACGCCCTTCTCAGCGTGGTAGGGCAGGATGGTCTTCGCTCCGCAGCTCTTCGCGGCGGTCTTGATGCGGGCTTCGAGGTCGGCGCAGTAGTCGCGGACCAGGGCGGAGCCGGAGGTATGCTGGAGGGCTTGGGCCCGGTGCTCGTGATTGCCCATCAGGTAGACGGTTGGCTTGGTGCGCTCAAGGAAGGCTTCACCGGCCTCGATGTCGGAGATGAGGGACTCGGCGCCTTCGGCATCCTGCCCGGCTCCACGGCGCAGTGATCGGAAGTCGAAGCAGTCTCCGAGGTGGACGCGGACGGTCGGCTTGTAGTCCTTGATAAACTCGACGAGGGCCTCGACGGCGTTCTCGTCGGCCATGTCGCCGTGGTTATCACCGAAGGCGACGAAGCGGGTGGGGGTGCTCATCAGCGGACGTTGATGTAAGGGATGGGCTTCCCGGCATCGAAGGCCGCGAGCATTTCGTCACGGCGCTTGCGGGCGGTCTCGAGGTCGCTGGCGATGTTCTCGACGATGTCCTTGCCGCGACGACGCAGGCGGAACCAATAGCAGTCGCCGAGTTTCTGCAGGTGGTGGTTCGGGTTCTCGGCCTTGATGTAGGCGGGCTTGTCGTTTCGCCCGGTGCGGGTGTACTTCGGGCAGGCGAGGAGAAAGGCCACGCGGTCAGGCGACAGGCCGACCTTGTTCGCCCAGCGCAGCGTCTCGGGGTTCATAGTTTCCATGAGCGGGCGAGGTTGCGGCCTTCGGTCATGATCGCGTTACGCGAGGACGGCCTGAAGATATACTCCTGGTCGAACAGGTGGGACGCGCGTATCTCGGCGATGCTGTCGAGCTCTTCGTCATTGGCCGGGCCGACCCCAGCGGTAGCGACGTAGATTGTGCGGACCTTCCAGCCCTTCTCCCAGAGGATGTCCTGACAGACCCTGAGCTCGTTGACGTAGCGCCAGTCGGAACAGACGACCGTCTCAGGGGAGGGTTGGTCGTGATGCTTCATGACCGGGCACCAGTTGGCGAAGTGGCGGGCGAAGACGTCCCGATCCATGCGCCGGGCGAACTTCCCAGCGTGGACGAGGAAGTCGCGGTTATCCACCTTGAAGTCCTCCTTGAAGAAGTCGCCGTCGAGGCCGAGGTAGTCCATGTAATGGTTTGCGGCCTCCTTGAGGGCGTCAGCGAAGTTGATGTGCTCGGCGGGCCGCTGAGACCACTCGAGGATGCCGGAGGCGAGGGTGTCCTTGCCCGCCCTGGCGTAGCCTGCGATCAGGACGAGCGTCGGGGCGGACATCGGCGTGGGTGCTTCGGTCACGGGATTAGAAGGGAACGCCTTCGGGCGGCAGCGCGTCGGGGACCGTGGGCTTCTGGGAGCCCTTCGGATAAGTCATCTTGTACTTATACTGGGGCTTGCCCTGCCACTCGCCGTTCGGTTCGACCTCGACGCCGACGAGGATGGTCTGACCGCAGGCCGGGCCGATGTATTCCAGGTACTCGGCAGGGGTCGCGTCGAGCCTGATCTCGTTAGTGTACTTGCCGGAGAACTTGCCGACGAGCATGGCGAGGGCCTTGCCGTACTTGCTGGAGAAGTTCTTGGACAGGCAGAAGCCCTTGTCGTCGACGAAGAACAGGCGGGCGGACGAGGTGCCGTCCTCCCACTGCTTGACCTTCTCAAATTTGGGTTTGATGAGTTTCAACTTGTAGGTGCCGTTCGTGCTGATGGACGTGAGCGGGGGACGGTCGTTGTTTTCGGTGGTCATGGTATTAGGCGAAGTTGATGTTGGTCGCGGCGCTGGGCTTGGCGGCGATGTCGATGGTGGTGATCTCGGTCTGGTAGCCGGGCCAGTTGCCCGAGGCGGTGCAGTCCTTGTACAGGGTCAGCGCGCGCTCGAAGTCAAAGGCGGCCCCGGTCATCAGTTCCGGCCCCAGCTCGTAGACCGCGTGGGCGTAAGGCGGCTCCTTCTCGACGGCGATGAAGCGAAAGCCGAGGACGCGGCACTTATAGGCGGACTCGACGGCGTGCCGGTAGAAGTAAGCCTGGAGGGCATACTTGTATTTGCGGACGGACTGGAGGAAGCCGTGCGGGCTGGCGTCTTCGCAGGTCTTCAGATCGTAGATATAGCCGTCGTCTGAGATGCCGTCGATGGCGCACTTGACCAGGGTATCGCCGATGAAGGCAGTAAACATGACCTCGGTCTTCGAGAGGACGATGCCGTTGTTCTTCATGCAGACAGCGGCGGAGTTGGCCACGGCGTCGACGAGGGCACCCTCTTCGGCGGTCAGGATGGCCTTATCGGCGTTGTGCTCGCAGAAGTCGGCCCAAGCGGCCTTGCCTTCCTTCGTGCGCTTGTCCACGTCCGGGGCGATGGCGTGGGTGGCGTTGTAGGCGTCGAGCCCTTCAAGGGCTAACTTGTGGACCGCCGTGCCCACTCGGAGGGCTTTGGACTCTTCGCGGGTGCGGGAGAGGTAAGCCTGGTAGTGTGCCGGGGACTTGAGCAGTTCCTTCGCGCCGGATTGGTTGAGCGCTTGGATGCCGTCATAGATGACGCGTTCGGTGATGAGGTCGGGCATGGGTATGTTATTGGGTGTTGGTGGGAAATCAGAGAAGGGCCATGATGGCGTCGGCCTGATCGGGGCGGCGGCGCTGGATGGCGGTCACGCACATGGTCGAGCCCACGGCGAAGCGGGAGCAGGCGACCGGGCGGTTGGCGTAGGTTTTGCACTTGCCGGAGCCGGACAGGTGCGGGCATCGGGAAGGCAGTTCGGCGAAGGTGCGTCCGACAATCATGAAGACCTCGCCGCGGGCGGCGTAGAACTCGGTCGTGGTCGGGGACGCGTCGATAGGCAGGAGGATGCTTTCACAGCACGCACCCTTGCACAGTTCACAGGCTTTGCTCACAGGCTGTCGTCTTCGGGGTTCGCTTCCTCGACGCTGGCCGAGATGCGGCGGACGTCTTCAAGGGCGGCCTCGGCGGCGTTCTCCATGGCCTCGAGCGTATTCCGCAGGACGCGCAGCTGGACGACGAGGACGTGGACGCGGTCGTGGAGGGGTTTGACCTGGGCGGACTCGTCAGCGGTATCAATCTGATCGGCGAAGACCTGAAGTTCGGTGATGGCCGAGCGGTTCAGGTCGGACAGCGTGATGATGTCGGCGTCGTGCTGTTCGTATCGCCCGGCGATATGCTGGACGGTGGCCAGTGAGCCCGTGATGTTTTCCACGAGGCGCTTGATTGAGTCGCGGTTGGTCATGAGCGGGTGGGCGTGAAGGTAAGTTCCTTTATCTCCCCGTTAGGGGCAAGCGTAAAGAAACGGACGGCGGAGCGGGACAGGGACGGGTAGGTCTTGCGCTTCCAGGCGTTGAGGTCGGTCAGGAAGTCGGCGGACTTGCGGGCCGTGAACTCGACGTAGGGGAAGCCGTCCAGGAAGAGCAGCAGGGCGTACTGCTTCGGGACGGTGGCCGCAATCCGTTCGATGCCCTTGGGAACGTCGGCCATCAGAGTTGCCCGGTCTTGGCGCGGTTCCACTTGGCGATGGTGGCGATGCAGACGGCCTTGGAGATCGCGTCGAACTGGCAGAGTTCGGAGTTGACCACGTCGTCGAGGACGCGGGCGAGTTCGTTGCCAGCGTAGAGCATGGCCTTCTGCTTGGCCTGTTCGGCGGCGAGGAGGTTCTGGTTGTGCAGGGCACCCATCGCGGCGGAGACCGGGTCGAAGGGGTCAAAGTCAGGCTTGCTCATTTGGTCAGGGGGCGGGGGGTGGGGGAGAAGGCAGGGGCGGAGGTCGAAGAGGGCGTAGAACGGAAGCCAGAGGCCACGGCGCCGTCATCGTCAAGGTCGACCGAGATGCCGCACGCGGTCTGAATGGACTGGCGGCGGATGTAGGTGATGGCCCCGCCGATCTGCTGGGCGGTCAGACCCTCGGCCTTGACGAGCAGGGTGCCGAACTCAAAGCGTTCGCCGGATGCATGGAGGAAGGCGGTGGACACGCCGACCTTGCCCTCCTGGCTGACGAGCGTCTGGATCAGAGCGAGGTCGTGGTCGAGGAGGACGGGCTTGATGGCGTCGAGCAGCGCGTCGAGGGAGACATACTTGGCCTTAAAGGCGGGGTTGATTTTGTTGGCCTTCACGTTGTCCAGGGCGGCGAGCGCTTGGACGAGGGAGGCGGTGGCGGAGGAGGGCGTGGGTTTGGTGCTCATGGGAGATTATTTGGTAGCTTCGGCCTTCGTGACTTCACCGGCCTTGATGGTGGCCTCGATGTCGGCGAGGGACATCCGCGTGTAGTCGGGGACGAAGAGGTTGTAGTACGTCACGCCGTTGCGGACGGTCGGGGTCAGGAGGCGGGCGACCTTCTGATCGGGTAAAACGATGTATGACGAGTCCGCGATGATGCGGTATTCAGTAGGAAGTTTGGAGTCTTTCTTCATGGGGAGGGAGAGTTTACAAAAGTGAGGGTTAGGCTGAGTTATGTTAACTCAGTTGATGACGCCGCGGGTGGCGGAGTCGAAGATGAGGAGGGCGTCGGCGTTCCAGAGGGTGACGTCGACGGTCGGGAACAGTTCGGCGGCGCGGGCCTTCAACTTGTTTTTCCACTGGGTCGTGGTCAGGTCGCCCTTCGTGCCACAGGTGTGCGTCTTCTGCCAGATGGCCGGACGGATGCGGTGGATTTTCCAGCCCATGGCGACAGCGGCGCCGTAGAGGACGCCCGTATTCCACATCAGTTTGCCGATGGCACTGCCCGGGATGTTCTTGCCGGCGAACAGCGGGGGCTCCTCAAGGTAGAGGGAGACGTCCTTGGCCTTGCAGCTCAAGTCAGCGAGGAGTTGGCAGACCTCGACATCAGAGCCGGGCATCTTAGCGCACTCAACAGGGTCGCCGTCCGCCGACCAGACGATGCCTCCGTTCACGCCAGGGTCGATTGCCACGATGAGATGAGCCACGGCAAGACCCTTTATCGTGGCTTGGCCGAGGACAAGCGGAAAAGGTTGGCCACGCGGAAAGCGTAGCCGTTCGCCCGGAAGCCTTGGGAGCGGGCGGCGGTCCATCCGACATTCCAGACGAGCGCCATCTGTTCGGGGGTCGGGTCGGTCATGCCGACGCGGTGGAAGTTCGCCCTGATCCAGCGGAGGTGGGACGCGGCTACCATGTCCTGCGCCGTAGCGTCGCGCCACTTAGACCAGGGGAAGGCGTAGTGGCCCTCGGCCTTGAGGCGGGCGGAGGCGTCGTCCCAAGCGGCCTTGCCGACCTGATACATTCCCCGCTCGCCGGCCTTGCCGATGGCCTTGCGGTTCATGCCGGACTCGACCTCGGCGACGGCCTCGAGGAAGGCGGCGTCGGTCTTGGCCTGGGCGTTGAGCCCGAGGAGCAGCAGGGCGACGATGGAGAAGCGTTGGTTGAGGGTCACGGGCATCCTCCTTCCTTCGCGATGTACCACATTTGAGCCTCTGCTGACTCAATATTATTAAATGCCGCTTCAAGTCGAATGAGCTCATCTGCCATCGCATCCCCTGCCTTGGTCAGCCTCTCGACCTCGGCCTTGAGGCGGGCGACTTCCTTGTTCAGTTCGCCGACGCGTCGCATCATCGTCAGTTCTAGGTCGCTCATGGGCGTGGGTAGAGGGGTTTGTCTTGGCCTTTTCCTGTGATGATCAGAGTCCAATGGTCGTTCAGATAGCCTTCTTCGCGCGTCCAGACTTGGAATATCCTGGAGCGGTACTTGAAGTCGTCGCCGAGGCCGCCTTCGGCTTTCTCCATGGCTTCAGGAGTCTTGAAGCGGAAGTATAGGCTGACGGTGTGGTCATACCTAATGCCGTCAAGGGCGTGCATCCTATAGTCCGCACCCATCACTTGGACCACCTTGCTCTCGATGTCGACGGCATAGGGCATGACCTTTTTGATGACCTTCGGGCGTTTACCGACAGGCATTTGGCCGTAGAAGTAGGCTGGCTGTTTTTCGCTCATACGCGTCTCGGGACTTGTGATCCGGCGACCTCGAAGCCGTCGACCTCGTAGGAGTAGGTGATGCCGACCCAGCCACCGGCGGCGGCGTAGGCTTGCAGGCTAATCTTCGTGGCGCCGTCTTCGGAGAGGGCTTCGTGGTAGTGGTTGAGCAGCTTCTTCATGCGGTGGGAGGCGATGGCCGTCTTGTTGGAGCAGATGTCCCCGGTCAGGATGCGCTCGTTGATTTCGTAGATTTCGGACAGCAGGGCGACCATGCCGTCGAGGTGGCGGAAGGTGCTCACGACTGGGCTCCTTTTTTGCGGAGGGCTTCGTTTTGCTCGAGGGCGCGCAGCCAGCGGGCGTGATCGGTCTTGGCCTCGACGCTCCAATAGAGCACGTTGTCGTTCAGCCGGCCAATCTCGGCGCGGAGGTTCGCGATCTCCTCGGACTGGTCGGAGATGATGCGCTCCTGAAGGCCCACGGCGTCGTCGAGGCGGTCGGAGAGGGCCCGCAGGGCGTTGGCCGTGCGGTGCAGTTGGCGAGCGTAGGCCCAGGGGACGAGCCACCAGAGGCGTGGCATGGAGTCGGGTCGGATGATGGTCATGGGTTGGTAGGGGCGGTGGGAAGGGTCAGGCATTGGTGGATTGGGAGAGGGCCTTGCGCCGGAGGTAGTATGCCCGGCGGTAGGCTTTCAGCTTGTCGGGGTTGGCGGCCTGCCACTTGCGGACAGAGGCGCGCACGCTCTCAGGGTTGGCCTTTTGCCATGCACGGACTTTGGCGACCCACTTGTGCTTGTTCTTCGCGTAGTAGCGGCGGGATGCTTCCCGGCACTTCTCGGGGTTGGCCTTCTGCCAAGCGATGGCGTAGGCCTTGTACTTCTCAGGGTTGGCGGCGATGCGCAGCTTGCGCTTGTACGCGTGGATTTCCTTGTCGGTCATGGCGGTTACTTCTGGCGGCGGTACGGGCCGCGGCGGTTGAGGTTGACCCACGTAGTCCCGGTGATGTCGAGCCACTGGCGGAGGGTGCAGACGGTCGTGTCCAGGGCGGCGGCGGCATCGGCCTGCGACTTGCCTGCGGCGTTGAGCGCGGCGATCTGCGGGAGGATGGCCTGAAGGCGTCGGGCGGCGTACTCGGCCATCGGGCGCTTGAGGGGGAGGACGCGACCGGCGAAGGTCAGCGTCTCGGTGTAGGGGTGGTTTGCGTTGGGCATGGTGGGAAGGTTACTTGGCGGCGTTGACGCGGGCGATGTAGATGTCCTCTAGGTCGTCGATAGTTTCTTGAATTGCGTCAAATCTCTGTTCGCTAATTTCGTGGCATTGATCGGGGCCAGAAAAGAAAGCCAAGTTATCTCGAGTCGTCAGAAGGTCGTCGATAAGTTGACGGAGGTGAGCGTTTTCGTTTCGCATCTGTTTTTTGTGTTCTGCTTTAGTCATGGTGGGTGGGAAATTAGCGGGCGTGGCGGACGGCCTTGGCCTTGACCGGCTCCGGGCCGTTGATGGCGCGGGCCAGTTCAGGACCGCAGAAGGTGACGACGGCCAGCCAGCCGAAGATGATGAGGAAGGACAGGGTGATGAGGGCTTTCATTGGTGGTGCGTCAACATCCTTGGCGGACTGTTCCACATTCGTCAAGCACCTTTCCACAAATACCCTGTGACCCCACTTAAGGGGTCAGGGCAATTCGTGTCCCTCGGGTCATCGAGGCCCGCCATGAACGAGCGCACCCCTACCCGACTGAGTCCACTATGCCCCTAGGGTTGCCTCCGTCAAGGGCCATTAGACCCCTCTGGCTTGCCCTAGGAGGCGTTTTGACGGCGGGAGCGTAAGAAGACCGCCACCCCTACCCCTAAGCACCCCACGGCCAAGGCCCAACCTAGGTCGCGGACTGACCGCAGGGCCATCGTCGCCGTGCTCATGTTGCGCTCGAGGTCGGCAGAGTCGGACTTCAGGCCCGCGTCCGTCACGATCATGACCAGGGCGTCGGTGGATTGCAGTTGGTCGAGGACGTACCCGGCGATGTAGGCGGACGCAAAGGCGGACACTCCCGCGAAGCCGGTGAGCAGCGTGACGGCCAGCAGGAGGTTATCGCTTCCGCTTTGCTTTGCTGGCTTTGCCTTTCCCATGGGGTTTGAGTTTGGCGGTGACCGCTCCGACTTCCTTCTCTCCGCGGGCCTTGATGTACCGCATCAGGTAGTCCAGGCATTCGGGGGCCGCGTAACCAGCCGCACCGACGACGGCCATCTTCAGGCCCGGGCTTTGGATATGCTCTTGGATGCCGTAGCCGACCAAGGCCGCAGTGATTGCGGCGGCGAGGACACGGCGCACGACCCAGCCCAGGGACACAGGTTCGGTCGACAGCAGAAGGCGGGCCGTCATGGCGAGGCCGCCAAGGACTGACGCGACGACGCCGTCCTTGAGTTCCTTCGGGATGTCCTCGGGGCTGATGGGCGGAGGGGGCGGGCTCATGGGTTGATGACGGTGCGGCGGTAGCCAATGCGCCACAGGGCTTCGGCGATGCGGGTCGCTCCGGCCTCGACCGCGTCTTCGTCTAGGAAAGGATAGGTGTCGTGGATGAGCTCGTGCACTGCCGTGTCGATGAGCTCGTGCTCCGGCTGCCGAGGGTCGACGTGGATGTCTCCGTAGCCTTTCCAGCAGTAGCCGAAGGGCGTCTTGCAGTTAGGATTATGCGAGGGCTTGACCTTGCCCAGGATGCGGAAGGTGAAGTGGGGCTCCGCGTACTTGACCGCGGGCGGGTCAGACTTGCGGGGGGGCTTGCTCATCGTCGGAAGGTTTAGCGTTTACCTTGTCCCGGGCCATATCGAAGACCACCCAGACGCCTAGGCCCAAGACGACGACAGCCGTGGCAATCAGAGACCAGATGAACCAAGGAGACGACAGTATGGTCGAGATGCCGATCAGGATGCCGCCAAGGGCCACGCAGGCCCCCGCACGGAGGTACTGGCCGACGATGGCTAGGCCGAGGGCGGCGAGAAAGCAGAAGCCGGCGGAGACGCGGAGGGGCGACTTGTTGGCCGACTCTTCCGATTCCTTCAGCGCTGCGGTCAGGTCTTCGATACGCTTGTCCTTCAGGCCGGAGACTCGCTTGGCTTCGGCTTGGTCGGCTTCCAGCTTCTCCCAGGCACGGTTGACGGCGGTGGCGAGTTTGCGTCCGAACTCCATCTGCTTGGCGTAGTCGATAGGGTCGGCCTTGGTGGCACGGGCCATAGCAAAGGCGACGTCAGCCTCGGGGGGCTGGGGTAGATAGGACTGGGCTAGGCGGGACTCGGCCACGACCACCTTGGGGCTGGTCGCGTTGCGCTCGATAGCGACGAGGGACGCGGCGACGCGGTGATCCGTCTTGTCGAGGTCTTTGCCTAGGGTCTGGACGACCGAAGGAGTCGTCGGGGCGTCCAGCTGCTTGGGCAGGGGAACGTCCGCAGGCGACGAACGGAACAGGCTGCACCCGGTCAGGGCCAAGGCGGCGATGACCAGAAGCAGGCGCACGGCTTACTTGCCTTTGAGGGCGTCGAGAGCCTGACGGCCTTTGGCTTCGAGCTCGCTGGCCTTGACGGCGTGCTTGCGGAAGACGAGGGCACCGGCTACGAAGCCGACGAGGAGGGCGAGGAGGTGGGTGATCATGTTATTCGGAGGGGAGGAGTTCGACGCGGACGAGAGGGCCGAGGTCGGCGGGCGTCTGCGGTTCGGCAAAGGTGACTTGCGCGTAACTGTTAGAGCCTTCGGCGTCCTCTCCGTTCATCATAGGAAAGACGGCCTTAAGCAGGGCGTAAGGGTCGGAGATAGAAACTCCGTTCATCGTGACTTTGTATGTGATAGCCATAGGTTATGCTTCCATGTAAAGCCAGCCGCCCGTGGTTTCGAGGATTTGCCGAGCGGTGGGAGTCGTGGCGGCCTCGACCTGTTCACGGTACATACCAGCGTAAGATGCGGTGATCCCGGTAGGGCCTGCGGAAGTAGAAGCGGCCAGCGTTCCGTTGATGTAGAAACTGACGTTGCCGTTTCCTTCAGAGTAGAGCACCCAATCAATCACCGAGTTATCTGTAGCGGATACGCTCGTCGCCACGTCTGTGCGCGTTGTGCCATTGTGTACGGTCAAGGTGTAAAAAGACGCCAAGCCACCCTGCTTCTTCCATCCGATGCCAAGCATCGTCATGTCGCCGGTGGTGTTCGTGCTATAACCTCCGAGCGTGATGCGGGCGAAGGTGTTTGCGTCGCCAGGATATGACGATCCGAAGGCCGTCGTGCTGTAGGCCATAGCCCTGCCAGACAGCCAGATTTTCTTCGAGAAATCCACCTTGCGCCAGTCGGCGCGGCTCATGTTGGGGATGTTCGCGCCGGTGATGCCATACATCCAGCCAGCACGACCGACGGCCAGCGTGGACAGAAACATTTCACGAGCACCGTAATCAATGGTGCTAGCCGTAACGCCACCAGAGCCAGACACCGCAGTCTGTTTGAAGTAGGCGAGCGAACGACACTCTGGATGCGTAAGGAATGACGGAGCCAGCGCTGGGGACAGCGAGGTGGTCGTCGAGGTGCCGACAATGGTCTGGGCAACGGTCGCAAAGGCCGGAACCGCAGCGGTGACGAAGGCCGTCGTGGCGACAGCGGTCGTATTATTGCCAGCGGTCTGGGTCACCGCGATTGTGCCCGTCGGCAGGGAAGGCGTGCCGGTGAAGGTCGGGCTTGCGAGGGGGGCGTAAGGCGACAGGTCGGGAGTAACAGCCGCCGTGGTCTGAACGGTAGCGTCGCCGAAGGTGATAGATCCGGCGCTCGACAGCGTGACACCAGCTGCGGCCAGAGTGATGGTCTGGTCGCTTGGGCCAGCCGTTTCAAAACTCCTAATGCTCAACGAGCCTGTGGCGGCATTGTAGTTAAGTTCGTTTCCAGACGTAGCGCTTGAAGGATTGCTGCTGTCGTAAGTCGGATAGCGGGCCAGACTAAAAGTATTCTTATCTAGACCGAATGAACCAGACTCGCTGACAATAGCCGCACCGCTGCCATCGTCGACGTAAGAGGTGGTGCTTCCGCCAACACCATAACCAACGCTTGAAGTAGTTACATTTAAGGTCGAAAGCGTGTCGTCAATCTCAGCCGCTCCTTCAGACAAGTTGACCGCTCGGAAGGCCACCGTGTTTGTAGCACCCAGCAAAAGGTTGGTACGCGCCGTAGCCGTGTTAGCCAAGCCAGAGAGATTGCCAGCCTTAGAGAGATACGAGCTCATGCCCGAGATCGTCTGGTAGGTCGTGGCCGCGTCAGCCGTGGCGAGTTTCGCGTTCAGCGCCGTGGCTAGGTCGGTCTGGCTGCCGAGCGTGCCGGTGATAGAGCCCCAGGCAACGGAGGCCGCAGGGACAACGCCCGCGACATTGACCGTCCAAGACGTATAGGTTCCCGAGCCGGTGTGGTGATTGATGTCAACCGAGAGCACACCCGTGCCGGAGTTGTACGTCAGCACCTCGCCGTGCATATGGTTCGAGGCGTCGTAAGAGATCGTGATGCTTTGGGTCGGCGTGTAAGAGAGGCCCGTGCCAATCGTGAAGGTCTTAGTCGTATTGCTAAGGGTGTTGCTCGTCGTCGAGGTCGTCAGGTAGCGGTCGCCCGGGATGAGGGTCTGCCAGGAGGAGTCGTAATTCGTGCCAGAGTTCTTGGTCAGGACTTGGCCGATCGTGCCCGAGGCGGGCTGGCCCTGGGCGATGGTCGCGTAGGTCGAGGCCGCAGCCGAAGTCGTCAGATAGGACGACATACCCGAGAGGGTCTGATACGTCGAGGCCGCCGTCGAGCTGAGGAGGTAGGGCGAGAGGGACGAGGACGTGATGTAGCCCGAGGGGTTGGTCAGCGGGTAGTAGGTCGACGCGGCGGCGCTGGTCGTCAGATAGGCCGACAGGTTGAGGGTCACCCAGTCGGTGTTGTAGTTCGTGCCGTCAATCTTCTGGAGGTACTGGCCAGCCGTGCCGCCAGCAGGAACGCCAACGCCAGGGGCTCCGGAAGGGCCCGCAGGCCCAGGGACGCCGACCGAACCCGTCAGGGTACCAGGGACGATGCCCGAGATGGTCCCCGAGATGGTGGACTGGTCAGCGGAAAATACCCCCGAGATGGTCCCGAAGGTCGAAGCCGTCGAGGTGATCGTCGCGTCAGGCATGGCTTAGACGGTGACGCTGTCGATGACGTTGACGCGGAAGATTTCGGTGCGCGAGATGGTCGAGCCCGGGAAGACGAACTTGATGTCCCACTTGCCGAGGCCGATAGCCCAGTCGGCGGTCGAGCCCGGGTAGGTCACCGTGAATGACAGGCCGTCGCCGGCCTTGGTCACCGTCATGTCATAGACGTTTCCTTGGCGGTCTTCGAGGGACGAGCTAAGGGTCGTGGTCAGCAGATTGGCCGGGCCCGTCGCCCCGGGCGTCCAGGTAAAGGTGCAGGCGAAGGTGTTACCCTGCGAGACGGTTACTTGATTAGTGCAGCTCATCGGGTCTTAACCTTGCCCCGATTGGAAGGGGGGGGTCAGAAGGCGTTAAGTTTGCCCACGGAGAAGATAGGCTGCTCGACCGGGTAGGGGGGCGTGAAGCCCGTCCCCGCTTGTATCAGTTGCCCAGGAGTGAAGAAAGACGAGGCGATGGTAAACGTCCCGATCGTGCCAGAGGCCACGACGGTCTCCCCCGTCAGTTGGGTGATGTCCTCGTCGGTCAGGGATGGGGAAGGAACAAACAGTTCAGCGTACCAGCCATTCGTGCCAAATAGGTTGGTTTCATAAAAGGCAAACGTCGGCCTGTAGAAACCCGGAGGCCACGTCGTGCTGTCGTAGCGCATATCGAAGCGCACAGGGGTGTCGTTGTCCGTGAGGAAGCCGCTTCCCGCGTCATACTCGATGGAATGATCACCAGCCGCTCCGACGCCCCCGGTGACGTCCTGCCCCAGTATCGGCGAACGCAACTTCCCCCACGTGCTGTAGTAGTCGCCCGTGAGCGCGTCGGTCGCTCCGATGATCACGCCCATCAGATGCGGGCGTGGTAGTAGCGGGCCGTCTGCGTGCCCATCTTGATGCGGTCAGACCAGAGCGAGCCGGTGACGTACTGCGTGACCGTAGCGCCGTTGACGGAGGCCACGCGGATGTAGCCTTCCGAGTTGGTATCCGAAGGCACCGGCGTACCGATGTTCCACTCGAAGCCTGATGTCGCGGGGTATACTCCAGCCGCGTAAGGCGCCTTGACCCAGACCTCGTAGGTGCTGGTCGAGACGGTGATCGTGCTGGCGATGTTGCCAGGGGTGACGTTGTTGACCGTGCCCGAGACGATGCGGTAGGTGGTGTTTGCCCCGACCGTGCTGACGTGGATGACCTTGAAAGGGTGGTCCGTCGTCGGTTCGGCAGTGCAACCGGAAACCTCTCCGTAGTCCAGAATACGCTTCGTGAACGTGCGCGGCGTCGTGTCGTTAATGACCGGGGTAGCCCAAGCCGTGGTGAACGTCAGGGCGTTGGCCGCGTAGGCATCCTCGTAGTTTACCACGTGGGCCCACTTCACGGGGGTCGTGGCCGCGTTAAGGTTATAAGGGTCTTGGGCCTCGGTCATGCCGGATACGTTCATCAGCTGCGTGGCGTTCAGTTCGCAGGGAATGACGATGTCCTGAGAGCCGACGGCGCACTGATAGACGGAGTACCAAGTGGTAAAGGAAGTGAGGCTTGAGTTCACCGTGAGCAAGGCCACGTCCGTCGTCCTAAGGCTGTTCGTAAACTCGACTTGGAACACCCCAGGGCCAGCCTGCTGGACGGTGACGTTATTGTTCAGCGCTGGGATTGTGTTTAGGCACTGTTGCAAATCATAGCCATTCTGGGTGCCAGGATTGAACGAGGTGGTGGTCGTCGCCGCGCCATAGGTGAACGTCACCGTGCCCGATTTGTAGATGCCGACAAAGATGATCTGCTGGACTTCGTTGACGGTCGCGCTGCCGGCCCTGACCTGAACGACTGAGACGGTGCAAGGCGTGGCCGCAATGGAGTCGATGACGGCCAGCACCCGGACGTGGTGACCGAAGAACCGAGGGTTGAACCAAGTGGTATGGCAGTTGCCCCAGTCAGTGGTCAGCCCGGTGGATGCCGCGTCATAGCCGGACATCTTCTGCACGTTGGTCTTATTCTGATAAAGCGACGGACCAGAGTCCACGAAGAGCTTATTGAACTGATCGGTGCCGTCCTTGACGATAGACACCCAGGGGAGGTTTTGGTCGAGCAGTCCGCCGGCGAACTCGCCGTTGCCAGCGTCCCACTTCGACAGGGTGACGAACCAGCGGCCCGTGCCCGTCAGCGCGTAACCTCCGCCGCCCAGCATCCAAGGCGAGCTAGAGTCCCCGACAGTCACAGGCGCGACGCCAGAGGACAGCACCGCCGCAAAGTTAATGTAGGCTTGGCGGTGGTCAGTAAACGGCGCCTTCTTGATGAGGGGCATCAAGGAATGCGTATAGGTCACCGAGCCCAAGGCGACCTGTAGGACGGGGGCCGGAGTCCCTGAGACGGGCAAAGACACCATCCCGCACTGGAACTGCAACGGCTTCGGCTTGGCCGCAAACGGGTCAACGAACGGAGGCAAGTCCGGGTTGATAGGCGGAAGGGGAGGGTCGGGCGGAAGGGGAGGGTCTGGTAAAAGGACGCCAAGCCAGAGGCCCTCGCCAGAGGAAGCCGACCATGGCTTTTCGATGTCCAGGGAGAACCCGCTAGACGAAGCCTTGAAGGTGTATCCGTCGCCGGGTTGTAGGCTCATGTTCAAATCAGGCGGTTGTCGCGGTAGACCTTATCGTGCCAGCCGACAACGCTGTAGCGCACCTCGTAGTTGACCTTGTACAGCGATCCGTAGTCCTGCACGTTGACCTGGGACAAGAGCAGCTGATTGAACGCTCCGCTCTCCGCGCTGGAAACCCAAGTGGTCCCCGCGTAGTCAGGGATGATAGGAGGGAGGACGCTGGACCAATCATTGTCGCGGGAGGTCGTGCCGAGGTAGGAAAGCATATTCTTAACCTCTAGATCCGAGGTCGTGTAGAAATGCCCGGAGAAGGACGACTGCGGGGCAAGGTAGTTGGTCTTACCGTAGAAGTGCTTATCAGCTGCCTTGACGAAACCGATAAAGCGACCGCCGTTCACGTCCTCGAAGCAAGCGCCGTTAAGGCCGATGTAGGACTGTTTCTTGTTAGCGATGGCGACAGACTTCCCACGGATTACCTCGATGTAGTCAGCGGGGTCTTTGATTTCCACCAGCGGACCGATGGGCGACTGGGTGTATGTTCCGGCGGCTCCGGCGATCACGCCAGCGTATCCATCCCCGCCAGCCGTGAAGAAGTTCGGGTTGGTCGTGATGTTCTCGGAGGTCAGGCCGTTTGACGAAGCAACTTCCGGGTTAGTGTAGACACCTTCGTTGATGGTCGAGTCGATGCCGATATAGTCCACGGTGATCGTGACCATCCCAAGATTGTCATAAGTGACGCTGAACTTGTGAGCTTTGCAATCCGCGTTAATGGGGCAGGTCGAGCCTCGGTTGCCGACCGAAAGGTCGTTGTTCGTGTTGGCCTTCCAGACGCAGGTGGCCGTGAGGAGGCCGTAGCCGTCGTTAGTCAGTTTGCCTCCAGGCTGGAGGATGGGGGTCGTCAGTGCGTCGCCTTGGTCGATACGTGCCATAAAGTTTATTTATTTCCGGCCAGCATAGATGCCCGGGAAGGGGCCGGAGCGTTTGCGGAGTTCAGCCAGCTGGCAGTCCGTGCTCCACTGGCGTTAGCAATTTGCGAAAGAAGTTCGTTTGTCTTTTTGGCTTCATCCAACTGCTGGGTCATGGCCTCGATGACCGGGTTGGCGCCGACGCCGACGACGTTGGAGAAGCCTTCTGGGCCTTTGAAGTCTCTGGACTTTTGTATAGGCTTGGATGTGTCAATGTCTTCAACAATCCTCTTTCCCTCTGGAGAGTTTTTATAAAAATCAAGGGCGTCCTGTTGTAGCCCTTTGTCACGAGAGATGCTGGAGATGCTTTCTCCGGCCGCCAGACGGCGCTTGAACTGATCGGGCAAGACGAAGTCCTTGAACTCGGTGCTGGTAAGGACTTGCTTGGTAATCTCGGCACGGCCCTCCTCGGCGAGCCGCTGCTCTTCTTTTAGTTCGGCGCGACGCTTGAAGAATGAAGCGGCCTTCTGTTCTTCGCTTGTGGCAAACTTGCTTTCACCGCGGGCCAGCAAATCAAGGCCATCACGGGCGTCTTGTTTTGCTTTTTCGATTGCTCCGGTGATGTAAGAAATCGCACCCTGTAGAAGGATCATCGGAGCCGTGAAGCCGAGGAAGATGTCCTTGAACGCCGTGCTGAACTTCTTCTGGATGTCCTCGACCTGCTTAGAAAAGGACACGGTCGCCGACTTGGCCTTGTCCATGGCCTGCGGGACGTCGGAGGTCGTCTTGATGTTGACTGTCAGGTCTTGGGCCATGTCAGGGGGTGCTTTCCTTTGCAGGATTGGAAGCAGCCGCCGCGGCCTCCTTGGCTTCCTCCTCGGCCATGAAGGCTTCTTCCTCGGGCGACATGATCGCCACGTCTGCACCCTTGCGGATAGCCAGGGCGGAGTTGAGCCAGATGGCCTGACACTCCGGCATCTCCCAAGCCCGCTGCTCGGGGACGCCTGAGGCGATCAGGTTGGCCACGATGGACAACGGCCAAGGAACCCCCTTGTCGCCGCCCCCTGACTTGGTCTTGGTCTGCTCCCAGAACTTGGGCCAGTCCTGCACTAGGATATAGCCAGCAAAGGCTTCCAGCAGGCGCTCAAACTTGGCGGGGTTACGCTGAAGGCTTAGGATGCGCAGCTTGTCGACCCAGCCGATGGCTCCGCCCAGGGGTTCTTCGGCGCACACTTGGCAGGCGAAGATAAGGTCGGCGGGGGTTATGCCGCGGGAGCCAGTGACGAGCGGGGAGTCAAAGGCCATCAGGCGCACCCGGTACTTGAGACACCATGGGTAAAGCGTTCGACCCAGAAACCCTTTTAAAGGCGCTGGGTCGATGTGGGCATTGAGGAAGCGACGGTCCACTGTCCTCTAGACTGTCCCCCTTTCGGGGGTGTCAATTACGCAGGCGTGATGCCTTCGTAGTCAATCGCCGTGATCGTGACGGCGGTAAAGCCCTTGTTCGAGCCCTTGTCGTCAATCTTGGTGATGGTGCCGACAAACGACGCGGAGGCCGAGCCAGCCGGGTAGGCCGAAAGAGTGTTGACCGTGAAGGAAAGAGCGGCGCCTAGGACGGGCATCGAGGTCGTTTTGGCAATGCCTTCGATGGTGATCTCGCTCTTGCGGTCATCCAAGCGGTGGGTCTTGGTGATACCCGTCTCGTCGACCACGGTGACGTCAGCGTTAAAGGAGGACGAAAGGCTGTAGGACTGCACGAAGAGGTTTGCGACAGTGCCCGCGACTCCGTAGATGCAGGTGGTTCCGTTTGAGATGGCGGCCATTTGTATTTGCAGGCTTTGGAATTGGCTCAGGCGGGCAGGACCACCAACACGTCAAACGAGAAGGAAGTCGCCCAGGAGCGCTCGTCGATACCCTCGTCTTCGGACTGCATGGTGACGTCATAGCAGGACGCGTCGGTCGAGGTGACGAAGGCCGCCTTGATGCTGGTCAGGTCTCGCATATTGCCGGACAGGGCGGCGCAGCGGGCGCGGTGATCGGCGAGGGTCGTGTCGTCGGCGTTGGAAAACAGGGTGATGCGGACCGAGCAGCTGAAGTTGCCGGCGCCCTCGGGGAGGTCGGCAGGGTTGCGGGCGGACTCGCATAGGACCACGGCCTTGGGTAGGGTCTGGGTCGCGGCGCTGTCGCCCGTCAGGAAGGCCACGGTGGTCAGCCCGGTCTGGGTGGATAGGTAGGTGGCCAAGGTGGCCTCTACGATGTGCCTAATGCTCTTCGTGCCCATTGTACCTTTGCCCGCTTTGGTAGGGAAAGGGGCTTGACGGGGCAGGGGGCTAGGCTTTTGCTTCAGGAGTTCCACCGATGCTCTGCCAACAGGACCCAGTACTTGCCGCGTTCTTCTCAATCTTCGAGGACGCGGTCCCGCGTCAGCCCAAGCGCCGTTCGCCCAAGGTTCGCCGTGGGCCTATGCTGGCCCGCCTGTATGCTGGCGAGACGCCTGCGTCCTATGTCTGCGAGCCCAAGGTCGACGGCCTTCGCGTCCTGATCACTGCGGACCTATCCCGCCGCGTCGTGCGCTTCGAGACCCGCAACGGCAACCCGATGCCCTCCCTCGACCATCTGGCCGACGAGGTGCTCGACCTCCTGGCTGGCAAGGACGGCGTATGGCTGCTCGACGGCGAGGCCGTGTCCGGCAAGTCCTTCTTCACCTCGGTCGGTGCCCTCCGCTCCGAGCAGTCTGCCGACGATGCCTGCGTCTGGCTGTTCGACCTTCCCTCCGTGGAGGGCGATTACAGCACCCGCCGTGCCTCGCTGGAGGCTTTGTTCGCTCAGTCCTACCCTACCTCCCTCCTGCTCATCCCTAGCGTCTCCTGCACCCCAGAGGAAGCCTTTCTCCGCTTTACCGCCGAAGGCTTCGAAGGTGCCATGGTCAAGGACACCGCCGCCCCCTACTCCCACGGCCTCCGCTCCAGGGCTTGGCTCAAGGTCAAGGACGCCGACACCACTGACGCCGAGATCGTGGACGTGGTCGAAGGCACGGGCAAGTGCGCCGGGATGGCGGGCCACATCGTCGTGCGCTGCGGACGCCGCCTCGTCAATGTCGGCACCGGCATGGACAACGCCACCCGCGTCGCCCTGCTCGCCGACCGCTCTCAGCTCATCGGCCAGACCGCCGAGGTAGACTTCCAGATGAAGACCCCGAACGGTTCCCTCCGCCACCCGGTGTTCGTCCGGGTCCGCGGGGACAAGTAATCACAT